TATGTACTTAGAGATGAATATGGTGTTATTTGTATTAGGAATACGGAAGATTTGCAATTAAATCTTATACTTGGAGATAAAAGCCTAGTTTATGATTTTACCTATGATAAGACTATAGACGATAAGACTTATAATCAGATTAAACTTCGACTTCCGGGAAATGGTGAGAGTGATAGCAAGTTTATTACTCAAAAGGATGATGATTCTATATCGAGATATGGAGTGCTTCAGTATTATGAAATGCTGTATAATACAAATTCATCTCAGGCAAAAGAGGAGGCAGAGGAATTGCTTAAGCTCTACAACCGGGAGGCCGAAACCCTGACCCTTAGCTGCCTGGGGGATACCAGAGTAAGGGCGGGCACGAGCTTCTATGGAAAAATAGAAGACATCGGCTATAATAAGCGGTTGATCGTAAGGTCGGTGACGCATAATTATCTTCCGATTCATACGATGGAAGTGGAGGCGATGCTATGATTAATGAGATCAAGGAGGTTGTGCAAAATTATATCAATAATGCAAAGCTATGCAGCCTCATGACCGGAACGGTTGTTGACGGCGGAATTATGATCAATGAAAAGCTTACGATTCCAAGTGAACTGATCAGGGGGAATCTTAAGGATTTTGTTTCTTCCGGGGATAAGGTGAGGTTAATCAGAAACCATGGGGGCAAGGAATTTTACATGGTTGAAATTATCGACAGAGTCTTTCCCGCTAAGGGCACAACCATAACTCTGACCCGTAAGGGCAGCACGGATGAATATATTGTGGAGGATGTGAAATTATGATACCAAATGCAAGTATTGACGTAACTCTTTCGTCCTCTGACACCATTGAAACAACAAGAACCTATCGATTGTCAGACAATGTAATCCAGGGCTATGTAGACGGACAGGAGGCATTGCGCCAGGCGATCTATAAGATGCTTAATACGGAGAAGTATGAATATTCCATCTACAGCTTTTTCTATGGAATTGAGCTGGAAAGCCTGATAGGCAAGGATAGACTTTATGTTCAGATGGAATTGATACGCAGAATAAAGGAATGCCTGCTTACGGATGAAAGAGTCAAAGATGTCGGGAATTTTCAGTTTAGTATATTAAGGGATTCCATTTTGTGTACCTTCGATGTAATAAGTATCTATGGAACAAGTACAATTAGTAAGGAGGTGAGCATTTGATGTTTGAAGAAATGACCTATGAGAACATATTGGGGGATATGCTGAACCGTGTTACCTCCGATGTTGATAAAAGAGAGGGTTCCGTCATTTATGATGCCCTTGCACCCTGCGCCTATCAACTGGCGCAGGCTTATTTTTATCTGAATACCTTTGTTGATCTGGTATCCGGGGATACGGCAGTCGGAGAATATCTGGATAAGGTTGTGGGAGACTATGGGCTTACCAGAAAAGCAGCTACCTATGCGGTAAGGAAAATAACGACCTCCGGGGCTGCTGGAATAGGGACAAGATGGGGCATAGAGGGTTTGGCTTATGAAATAACAGAACAGCTTGGCACCAATATATATTGTGCCATCTGCGAAACAGCAGGAGAAGAGGGAAATATCTATTCGGGAACAATGGAAAATATTGATAATCTACCTGGAATAACGGCTGCTTTAGGGGATATCATCACACCGGGTGAAAATGAGGAAACAGATGATGAGCTTAGAGAAAGGTTTTTTGCACAGGTACGGTCGACCTCTACCAGCGGCAATGCGGCGGATTATAAAAATTGGGCCTTATCTGTCATCGGGGTGGGAGGAGCAAAGGTTTTTCCGCTCTGGAATGGCAACGGTACAGTGAAGGTAGTTATTGTAGACAATGATAAGCAGCCGATGGACAGCAGCCAGCTTGAAGCCGCGGCGGAGTACATCGAGACAGTCCGGCCAATCGGAGCAGCTGTCACAGTGGTATCAGGTACTGCAAAGACGATAGATATCACAGCCACAATAAGCCTTGCCTCCGGATACGCCCTGCAATCGGTAGTTGCTGCATTTTTGGAGCTGGTTACAGAGTATTTTAAGGATATTGCTTTTGAGGCAACCTATGTCAGCCTTGCCAGGATAGGAACAATCCTGTTGGGAACGGACGGTATTACAGATTACAATGGCCTTAAGCTGAATGGAAGCACATCCAATGTCACCCTGGCAGACGAGGAAATACCCGTGATTGGCACGGTTAATCTGGAGGTGTGATATGGCATTTATAGAAAAGCTAAACAAAAAAGAGGATGGCAGCTCCTATGTGATGGAAGAGATACAGACCGTCACAGACGGTATATATGCCGGTTATCTGGAGCACGATAATGCTGCAGCCGACACGGTTAAGGTATATACCGGATCAATGTATACCGAGGACAAGATTACAGATTTTATTCTGTCAACCGATAAAGAAATGCCCTGGAAAACTTATATCAAAATATTCGCCAGTGTGGATCAGGTTTATATTACCTATGAGACTGCCGGGGATACGGTAGAGGCTGAGGATATCAATATCCTGCAGAATGCGATAACAGCGGCCCAGGAGGAGCTTGATCAATATGAGCTGTCGAATGATGCAGAGATGAGCAGTCTGAAAGGCCGGGTAAGTACAGTCGAGACCTCCAAGGCCAGTGAAACATCGGTTGCGTCAAGGCTTTTACTAAAGGCGGACAAATCGGACACCTATACAAAGTCAGAAGCTGACGCCAGGATTGAAGCAGTGGTCGGTGCCGCCCCGGAGGCTCTGGATACCTTAAAGGAGATAGCTGCAGCGTTAAATAATGATGCCGATTTTGCGGGGACCATGACTGCCAGACTGGCAACAAAGGTTGATAAAGCAGCCGGCAAGGGGTTAAGCACCGAGGATTATACAACGGCGGAAAAGACTAAGCTGGCCGGAATCGAGGCGAGTGCGGAAGTAAATAACATTTCAGACGCAAACGCCTCATTACTCACCGGGTCAGCAGATACTACCCTGCATTACCACACCGCAGACAGGAACCGGTCAAACCATACCGGGACGCAGACGGCATCAACCATATCGGATTTTGCGGCTGCGGCAAGGGCCATTGTACTGACCGGATTAAGCACAGCGACTAATGCAGTCATTGGGGCCACAGATACGATATTAGCTGCATTTGGTAAGCTGCAGGCACAGGTTACGGCAAACCTTGCGACCCTGACGTCACATATCTCGAATGTGTCAAATCCGCACAGCGTTACGAAGGATCAGGTGGGACTTGGCAACTGTGATAATACGGCAGATGCAGCTAAAAGTGTAGCCAGTGCAGCCAAATTAACTACGGCAAGAACGATTACAGTTTCAGGCGATGCCACAGGCTCCGCTTCCTTTGATGGTTCGTCAAACTCTGCTTTAGCCCTGACCGTGGCGAATTCCGGGGTAACAGCCGGCACCTATACCAGCTTAACTGTTAATGCAAAGGGGCTGGTAACAGCAGGAGCCAACCCAACAACCCAGGTAGCACAGGGTGGTACAGGGGCAACAACGGCGGCAGGCGCACTTACCAATTTGGGACTTACGGCAACTGCAAGTGAGATCAATACCCTGGACGGTATTACCGCTACGGTAACAGAGCTGAATTATTGCGACGGCGTCACAGGTAATATTCAAACCCAGCTCAATGCCAAGGCTCCGTTAGCATCTCCGGCATTGACAGGAATCCCTACCGCACCGACAGCGACCACCGGTACGAATACCACCCAGCTGGCAACTACAGCCTTCGTGCAGCAGGCTATGTCGGTTGCCGGGTATGGCGATATGATGAAGGCAACATATGATGCAGATAATGATGGGATTGTGGATTCAGCAGAAACCGCGGTACAGCTTCAAACGGCCAGAACCATTGCTTTAAGTGGAGGGGTAACAGGGACGGCAACCTCCTTTAACGGAAGTGCCAATATCACAATTCCGGTTACTTCCGTGTCGGCCTCCTATTTGACCGGTACAGCAGCCGTTTCTACTACAGGGAATGCAGCTACGGCCACAAAGCTTGGGACCGCCAGGACAATAAGCCTTGCAGGAAATGCATCAGGCTCCGCTGCATTTGACGGGAGCAGCAATATATCAATTGCAGTAACCATGACCGGACCAATTACCTGGGGTCAGCTAAAGGGGGCATAAGATGTACACAAATAATTTATATGGAACAGTTACATACGGTTCTTCCTCGGATGCTACAGGAACTGATAATGCTTACGTTAATCTCATGGCATATCTGCCGGATTATTACCAGGACAACAGGACCATGACCGAACTGCAAACTATGCTGGGATATGGTGTTGGTGGATTGACTGCAGAGCTTTCGGATACAATCGGACAATGTTTTATTGACTCGGCTACCTGGGGACTGGACCGCTGGGAACAGGTCTTCGGCTTTACCATAGATAAATCAAAATCCTTTGCCCGGCGCAGAGAAATCCTTAAGGCGAAGCTGCGGGGAACCGGTACGACTACAAAGGCAATGATACAAAATGTAGCAACAGCATTTACCGGAGGAGAGGTAAATGTACTTGAATATCCGGAAGAGTACCGGGTAGTGGTACAGTTTGTTGGGGTAAAGGGCATCCCGTCGAACATGGCCGGATTAATGGCCGTGTTGGAAGAGATTAAGCCGGCGCATCTTGCCTATAGCTTTAAATATACCTATACTACCTGGGGCATGATAAGTACCCTGACCTGGAGCAGTGCAGCTGCAAAAACCTGGGACGAGTTAAAAATATATGAAGAAGGAGAGTGATATCTATGCTACAAACAACCAATTACAGCTTGAACAAGCCGGAAGCCACAGATGTGGTTGATATCAGCAAATTGAATGATAATTTTGATACCATTGACACACAGCTGAAAAGTGTATCCGACAAGGCAAATTATATCCAGACCGCTGGGGGTACGGCGACAGCAATCACATTGTCAAATGTCACATTGTCGAATGGCTTTACTGTTACATTCGTAGCGGCATACAACAACAGCGGATCAGCTACGGCAATCAATGGAAAGGCCCTTTATAAGGCGGGGACAACGGCGGCTCCGACACTGATAGCCGGTAAAGCTTATACCGTCTGGTATAATGGTACCAATTTTTTTATCAAAGCTAGTGCAGAGGGAACGGCTACTGCTGGCGATGTACTAGCAGGAAAGACCTTCAGCAGTGACACAGATACGGGATTATCAGGTACGATGACTGATAATGGAGCCGTCAGCCAGTCCTTAGGGATCAATGGGACCTACACAATTCCAGCCGGATACCATAATGGATCAGGAAAGATAACTCAATCGGTTACTACGAAAACAGCAGCAACCTATTCGCCAAGCACCTCCGCCCAGACGATATCGGCGGGACAATATTTGAGCGGAGACCAGACGATAGCTGCTACGACAGGTACGGCTGCAGCAGCAGAGGTATTAAGCGGAAAGACGTTCAATTCGGCAAACGGAATAGGACTTGCCGGAACAATGACGAATAACGGGGCCGTCAGCCAGTCCTTAGGGATCAATGGAAGCTACACAA